GAAACACCTCAACCCACACGGTGGACATAAGCATGGACGAGATTACCTACACCCATCCTGACTATGACGAGCATGAAGAACGCTGGGAGTTCTACCTCCGGTCATATATGGGCGGGCAGGATTACAAGGACGGGGACTATTTGACTCGATATATCAACGAGGACAAGGACGAATATAGTCGTAGAATCTCGCTGACCCCGATTGATAACCATTGCCGCAATATTGTCCACATCTATTCCTCGTATCTCTGGCGCATCCCGCCGACCCGAACATTCAACTCCCTAGATGGGAATGTGGCTCTAGATCCTTTTCTGAAAGACTGTGATTTGGATGGTCGTAGCTTCAATTCCTTTATGAAAGAGGCCAACATCTGGGCATCTGTGTATGGCCATGTCTGGATCATGCTGGACAAGCCGAAATCCAATGCTGGCACAAAAGCAGAGGAATTAGCGCAAGGCGTTCGTCCGTATGCAACCCTATTCACTCCAGAAAACATCTTTGACTGGCGATATGAGCGTACCGAGTCTGGACGATTCAAGCTGACTTATCTGAAGGTCCGCGAATCTGTGGAAAACATAGACAAGACCAGCAAGCGCGCATTTTTCCGTATTTGGACCGAAGAAGAAGTCCAGATTTACGAAGTGACCGATGAAATGGAGCGTCTGGTAGAAACCCTGCCGAATCCAATCGGGCGCATCCCTGCCGTATTCCTACCGGCTAACCGCTCAGTCGTGCGCGGAATTGGCATTTCCGACCTCACGGATATTGCCTATATGCAGCAGGCGATCTATCAAGAATTGAGCGAGATCGAACAGTTGATCCGAATTTCGAATCACCCGACTCTGGTTAAGACATACGGAACAGATGCATCTGCCGGCGCGGGTTCGGTCATTAATATGCCGGACGAACTGGACGCCAACCTGAAGCCGTATCAGATCCAACCGAATGGCGGCAATCTGGATTCAGTACGCGCAGCGATTATGGATAAGGTCGAATCAATCAACCGCATGGCTCACATGGGCGCAGTTCGTGGAACAGAAGCGCAAACCAAATCCGGCGTTGCCTTGCAGACTGAGTTCCAGCTACTGAATGCTCGTCTATCAGAAAAGGCTGATATTCTCCAACTTGCTGAGGAGCAACTCTGGGAATTGTTCTGCATCTGGCAGGGCGTTACCCCAGATGTTGAGGTGTATTACCCAGACTCATTCGATCTGCGTGACTATCCGAATGAACTGGCCTTCTTGCAGCAAGCTAGAGCCAGCGGCGTTCGCTCTAACACCTTCCTCAAGGCTGTGGATAAGTTGATCGCCGACCTTGTTCTAGACGATGACGAATTGCTCCAAGCCCATGAAGAAATCGACAGCACGAATCAGGTACTCGGCCAATTCTAATGCCCGCTGATATTGACCACGCTCGAATCATTGAACGACTAGGGGATGCCCATGAAGAGCGCCTTCAAGCTGCTTTACGCCGTCTGGAAGAAAGGGTCGTGGCAATCGTTTCCGCTGCGCCTACTAAAGCTGGCAGTCTATTTGATCTTGAGTGGGCTATCTCGGCTCGCGCTCAAATTCAGTCGGTTCTTGAGCAAGAATATCTTGCCGAAGTTCAGGCAGTAATCGGGGGTTATGACGAAGCCGTAGCCTCTGCGCAGACCATGATCGGGGCTTATACCGATTTTGTGGAAATTGACGCTGCCGTAATCCGAAACCTAAAACGGCTATCGTTTCAGGGATTTGAAGCAATCGGGGCCGAATATCTGGATGTGATGGCAAACGAGATTTACCAGAACACGCTGACTGGTCGACCAGTAGCTGACTCAATCAAGACTCTGCGCCACACAATCAATGGCGTATATATCGAATCTGATTCTGCCGAAGCCAATAAATTGGTAGATATTGCCAAAAACGCGACAGGTGAAGTACAGCAAGAAGCTATCGAAAAGCTGCATACGCTATATGCCCGTGATAGAGTAGGGAATAATTTAAGGAGATATGCCACCCAAATGGTTCACGATTCTCTAATGCAGTTTGATTCTTCTATCGTTACCGCTGCCGGGAAAGAGGCGGGGGCCGAGAAATGGAAGTATTACGGCTCTGTAATTCGTGATTCCCGCGACTGGTGCAAAGATCACGCAGGAAAAACCTATACCGAAGAAGAAATCCGAGAAATGTGGGCCAATAATTCATGGGGCGGCAAGGCTCCCGGCGATCCATTTATCGTGCGCGGTGGCTATAACTGCCGACACCATTGGCGACCTGTTTTTGAGGAAGAAGAAAATGCCTAAAGAACTTGAGCGCAGATTAAAACGAGTTTGTAAGCAGAAGGGCTGGGGCCAAGAACGCTGTGATGCCTATGTCTATGGCACGATGCGTAAAACTGGCTGGAAGCCCAAGAAGCAAAAATAGTTCCCCACACTCCATAGGAGGCATCGTCACATGAGCGAAGAAGTCATGGAATCGGTTGAAACTGAAGCGACCGCTGAAACTCAGGAAAGCACTCAGGAAAAGTCCTTTTCACAATCTGATGTCGAGCGAATTGTCGAACAGCGACTCCAGCGGGAGCGCAAGAAGTTCGAGAAGCAAATCGAAGGCGTAGATTTGACAGAGGCACGCAGACTGCTCCAAGAAAAGGAAGCCGCCGAGATCGAACGCCAAAAGGAAAAAGGCGAGTTTGAGGCGATCCTCAAAAAGACAGTCGAAAAGAAGGATGCGGAAATCCAAAGCTACCGCAATAAGCTGCACTCCACGCTTGTGGAAGGTCAACTTTTAGCCGAAGCAAATCGGAATAATGCCGTGTCCGCCGAACAGGTTTCCTCTCTACTGCGGAACAATCTTCGTCTGGCCGAGGATGGTCATGTGGAGGTTCTTGACGCAAACGGTTCCCCGCGATATAACGATGCCGGTGATCCGTTATCCGTTGGGGAACTGGTATCGGAATTCCTTACGGCAAACCCTCATTTTGTACGCGCCACTCCCGGCGGCACAGGTAGTCAGGGCAAAGCTGGTGGCTCTACACAGAAGCCTGCATCTGTGGCTGATATGCTCGCTAATTGGGATCAGGGTGGCAAAAAAGCCTACGCTGAGTACATGAAAGCGAACAAATAATCCACTTCTGTAATCTTTTGAAAGGAGCCAATCATGGCAGCTACTACTACCACTACTCTTGACGACCTGTTTGTCAATATTGTCGCTCAGGCGCGTTTCACCGCTGAAGAACAGTCCCTGATGATGGGTCTGGTCACCATGTATAACATCGGCAATGATGCCGGTAAGACCATTCAGGTTCCGAAGTACCCGGCTGTTTCCGCCGCTGCTTTGACTGAAGGTTCTGATATGAGCAGCACCGCTGTTTCTACCTCCAGCGTTTCCATCACCGTTGCAGAAGTTGGCGCACAGGTTGTCCTGACCGACCTCGCTGCTATGGGTGCTGGCAATCCTGCCGCTGAACTCGGTACTGTTCTGGGTAACTCAATTGCTACCAAGATCGACACCGACCTCATCGCTCTGTTCGATGGTTTGTCTACCTCTCTGGGTTCAACCACTACCGAACTCACCGCAGCCTACCTGTTCCAAGCCGCAGCTACCCTGCGTGCTAACAAGGCTCCGGGTCGCTTGGTTGGTGTGTTCCATCCGTATCAGACTTACGCTCTGAAGGCTAACTTGACCAACACCTTCGCTAACCCGAACGGCGGTGATCTTCAGAATGAAGCTATGCGTAACGGCTATGTAGGTACTATCGCAGGTATCGACATTTATGAGTCTAGCTTGGTAACACCTGATGGAAGCGGTGACGCGAAGGGTGCTGTATTCGCACCTGAAGCATTCGCTATCGCTATGAAGCGTGACTTCAACATCGAAACTCAGCGTGACGCATCTCTGCGCGCATGGGAACTCAACGCTACCGCCGTGTACGGTGTTGGCGAACTTGATGATTCCTACGGCGTAGAAATGTACTTTGACGCTGGCCTGTAAGGGTTAAGGTGAAGCCCCCTTCGGGGGGCTAGCCTTATCTGGGCTAAAAAAGTGAAATGGTGATCGCATGGCATTCTCGACAGACAATGATCTGACTGAACTTCAGCCTGACATTCTGAATTTTGGCATCCTCTCGTTTTATGACGAGCATGAGAATGCCTATCAGGACATTCTGCGCGAGATCCGCAATAAATGGTGGAGCAAGACCGGATTTGCCGGGGAACTTGATGAAACTCTACTTACAGATTCCCAATGGACGCGAGCATCGGCCTACCTAGTCCTCTGGAAGTATGTGCTTCCTAAGCTGACGAACTGGGTAGAGAACGACCGCTTCCAGAATATGATTGACTTCTATCGAGCCAGAT